CGCCACACTTGGGGCGGAACAATCCCAAGCATAATTGAAGATTCGCATCTTGGACAAACAGCATACGCATACACCTATGTATATTCACCTAAAAAGCAAGTAGTAGGAGCTCAAATTGAATTTCAGAGCTATGGACGTTCCGAAAAAGACAAAGCCCCCAATAATGGCTCATGGGATTACAAAGGATCATGCGTTTGGGTGAATGACAAAATCATCACACCCCCGATCTGGGACAACGCAGGAAAAGCCATTACCAACGAAGTCGAATTACAAAACGAGAACTTCAGCAATCGTACTCCAATTCTTATTACACTAAAAAAAGGTTGGAATAAAGTACTAATCAAACTACCATACGTATCTATTGCATCCGACATAGTACGCCTTAACAAGTGGATGTTCACATTTGTGTTAACAGATCGAGTAGGGCGCAATGCCGTTGAAGGGTTAATCTATTTCCCAATGCCACAAAACGACAAATAAAGGAAATACTTTTATTTGATTATATATATTTGAATATTAATTATTTAAATTCATATTTTGTCCTATATAGTTAATCTCAAAAAAGAGGATATTATGCAATAAATTGTTACTTCTACTTGCGATGATTTCAAAAATTTATTGTATCTTTGCATCGTAAAAATTAGACTTTGAGCGATGGATAAATCCAAGAAAATATCAAAGAAAGGAAACGTAAAGATTCAATTCGTAGACAAAGTTGATGGCCGCAAGTCCATCCGCTTTGAAATTTACTTGTTCGGGAAGCGCACTTACGAGCGCATTCCGGATCTTTTCATAATTCCGGAAGTAGATGAAGCTGCAATAAAAAAGAATCGTGCGACACTCAACAAGGTCGAGGTGATGCGCCGTCATCGCCAAGCCGAGATCAATAAGGCCCAAGCGGAAGCCAAGGCAAAAGCTGACAAACAAGCACAAGAGCAGATTTCCGATTATAATAATATGACGATATCTGAGTGGCTTGTTCGCTATAAAGAAATCCAGATAGCACGTGGAGCTCGCTCTATTGGAGATTTTGACAAAATTGCTCGTCTCATATCTTTATATGACGGCAATACTCCATTGAAGAAAGTAGATAAAAATTATTGCTTGGGCTTTATCGAGTTCCTACGATATAAGTATACCACAAGAATAGGTGGGCATCTGAATCAAAATTCATGTTTTAACCGTCTTAACGATCTTAGCACAGCTCTCAATGTTGCCATCCAAGAAGGTATCATTGATGTGAATCCTATCAGTCTTATACCATCGTCTGAAAAGTTTAAGCCAATTGAACACATGCGAGAGTATCTCACCATTGATGAACTCAAGCGACTCATTGCAACGCCATGTAAACATACAATCATCAAACAAGCATTTCTCTTTGCTTGTAATTGTGGTTTACGTCTCGGAGATATTATGTCACTGAAATGGGCAGATATCCGCAAGGTAGAAGATCAATGGGAAGTAGCAACACGTATGGCAAAGACGCAACGAATTATTCATATTCCATTACCATTAGAGGCTTTGAAATGGTTACCTAAACGGACAAAAGACAACGACAGAGTCTTTCCAAATCTTAGTCATGGGACTATAAGCAATCAAATTCACACTTGGGCAAAGGATGCCGGTATTACCAATAAAAATGTCACATTTCACGTCAGCCGCCATACGTATGCGACTATGTTGTTGACAGCTGGTGCCGACCTCTATACAGTTTCAGAACTACTAGGACACACTAGCATCCGCAATACTCAACGTTATGCTAAAATCGTCAACAGTTTGAAAGACGATGCAATTTCAAAAATCGACAACCTTTAAACTCATCAATTATGGCAAAAGTCAGTACCAAGAAAATCGGTAAAGAGCCGATTAAACTACGTGCAAAAACTTTGAAAGATGGCACACAATCACTATACCTTGATTACTATATCAATGGCAAGCGCAGCTATGAATTCTTGAAATTATACTTGGTCCCTGGTTCAGGTCCGCTCATCAAATCGCAGAACGATGCAGCTTTAAATGCAGCCAATGCTATCAAGAACAAACGTCTATTCGAATATACCAACAATAGATCTGGTTTTGTAAACACATCCGCATTTGCCAAACAAAAGCTACGCGACTGGATGGAAACATTCCGCTTAGCACAGGAGAAGAAAGGTACGAAGGATCAGAAACTAATTCATAACACCATTAATGCCTTAACAAAATTCAATATTGATGTAACACTTAGAGATATAAATCGCAAGTACTGCATTGACTTTACGAATTTCTTACGTAACGATTATCTTACAGCGCGCGGTGAACATTTAATGCCAACCACAGCAATTAATTACTTGGCCTGTCTCCGCAATGCATTAAATATGGCAGTGCGCGAAAGCATCTTGGCAGTCAATCCACTAAATCAATTATCAGCACAAGATAAAATCAAAAAGCCAGAGAGCAAGCGTGAGTTCTTGACCATCGAAGAAGTGCATCGACTTGAAGAGACTCCTTGCGAATTTGATTTTGCGAAACGATCATTTCTGTTCGGCTGCTACTGCGGACTTCGTATCAGCGATATCCGTCGATTGAAGTGGAGTGACTTAATCAAAGATGGTGAACACTATCGCATCAACATTATCATGTACAAAACTCGCACTCCAATTTACATTCCACTTTCCCAAAAAGCGATCGACTGGATTCCTGAGAGAACTGACATGAGTGAAGATGCTTTGTTGTTCCCCGGACTGCCCGAACAGATAAGTGCGCCGAAATATCTTTCGGCTTGGATGAAAGCCGCAGGTATCTCCAAACGAATTACATTTCACGCAAGTCGGCATACCTATGCTACCATGCTATTGACATTAGGCGTTGACATTTATACAGTCTCGAAGTTACTCGGTCATACCAAAATCGAGACTACACAAATCTATGCGAAAATCATCAACAAGAAAAAAGATGATGCAGTCAGCCTCATTGATGGAATATTCAATAACCTAAAATAATCATGTAGTATACAAATACAATTCGAATTAGTAATTCTAAAATCAAATCATTCGATTACATAACAGTACAACGAATGGCGGTTGATGGAACTTCCATTCGGAAGTCACGTGAACTCTATCGGGACATCAATTCAAACTAATTCAACTGCCGTATGAGTACACGCAAGTACAACAAAATTTTATCTTCGCGTCTCAAGTCAGTATCACTTGAGTTGTCAAGCGATGCTATCGACTGGCTTGCGTCGACTATCGTCAACAACGATGGCGAAGTGATCTGCAACTTCACATTGTTCTACGATCTGCTATGCCGTATGCGCACCAAGCCGGGTGCTGATGAATCGTTTCGCCGTCCTATCGCCCTTCCATCAGGTAAGTTTCAATTCTCTGAAGAGGGACTTGCTGATGACTGGAAGCTCGGACGAAAGCGAGTAAGGCGCATCATTCAGGAGATGTCCGAGCTTCGCCTCATCAGCACCAGTTCGTCACGCACTGCTTCGAGCGGATCTATTGACTGTGTTGCATCGTGGATAGGCTTGGATGGCAAGCCCAATTCTAACGCGCCCAAGGCGTCAGGAAGGGGCTAATTCGACTCTTGGAGCCACTATTATTAACGTGTACGTGTCCAGAAGCGCTTAGACTGAAGGGCTGTTTAAATGAAGGGATGTTGCAAGGTATGCCTAGGTACTACCTTTCCTGCGGAAAAGTGTCCTAGGCCCTTGCAATTAGCCGGATAGCTAATTGGTTAGGCGCTCGCTGGCTCGCACCTTAGGGAAAGAAGTTTTATATAAAATGAGTAAATCAAATTCGTCACATGGTGAGTTGCGCAATGAGTGCTGCACTACCAGAGTGACACACGAACAGAAGCTGCACATACAGCACCTGGCGCGTCAGTGTGGCATGTCAGTCAGCGATTACTTGCTGGCAAGGGCTTACAACTATGAGCCTAAATCGCGCCTTACGCCTGCGCAGTCGGAGGTATATAAGGAGCTTGTCAAGAATCGCTCTAACATCACCAAGTTTATGTCGATACTGAAAGGCATGGATTCGAATATGCGAATTGAAATGTTCAGACGAGAGAGTTGGATTAAGGATGCACTGAAACTTTTGGATACTACTTCGAAAGGTATTCTTGAAATAATCAAAATATATTTCAGTCCTAATCCCGTTCCCGGACGAACAAGTAACGAAACTAATTCAACGGCTGGAGTATGATTGGTATAGCACATGTAATTACTCACGGCAGCAACTTGCTCCGCTACATCACCGGTGAATCTCCGAACAAGGAGCATCCCGAGATGATTGAGCATGTCGAGGATAGATTCTTGCCTGAAGATTTAGATTCGTCAGGCATTTGGCAGATGTTTAAACTGCGCTGCCCATTGGCGAAGAATGCAATCAGAATCGAAATCAGTCCCGCGCAAAATTACACTCGCAACTTCACGATTGATGATTGGCGACAACTTTGGAAATCATTCTTGCTTACTCAATCAACCGTGACGACACGAAATGCTAGACGAGCGAACTCGTCACTGATCGCAATTTGATATATTCGAAACTGGAAGCAACTTGGCATTCATTACACCCAGTTGTTGTTCGTCAACCACTTCGTTCTATAATTGAATTGCCTCTAATTGTTCAGCCGAAAGTCGAACGCAGCGAGGAAAATCGCAACGTGAATCGTCTTGCGAATCGTCTTTGACTTTACACCAAGTGTAGAGCGAATACTGAATCGAAAGACTTCAAGCATGACAATAAGCAATACAAATTGTTCCTTCCGAATGGTGCGACCAGAGCTCTTGATGATGTAATAGATCCGCGTGTAATTGCGAGCTGGAACGCGATTCAGGACTTTGCAATTGCTGTATTCATCGGACTAAACGCGGCCAACGATGTGCAAGTTGCATGCTGTTGCTATGGTGGCAATAGCGACAACGAAGGCTAGCGCGATGACAAAGATAATAACGAGTTTGAGTGGCTTCGCTGTTGTGCGTATTACGCCAAAGCTAAACTCAAAGTCCTTCGGTAAAGACGTCACAATTATCAATTCGACCGGGCCGAAAAGTTCCGACGTGCAAACCATCGCGAGCATGGTAGATACATCTGATTACATCATGACAAAAAGTGACGCGTCATTGCTGATGACTGATTACGAAGTTGCAAAATTTGATCTGCCACATTCGTATAAGGCACCACTCAAAGCGGATAGAGATTTCGACATAAACTCTACTCGATTAAGTCAGCGCTTGCTGGACTTGATAGCGTTGCAACCAGACATGAAGGTGTGAAGAATCTCACAATCAAAAATGAGATTGCACTTCCGAAGGAAACTATCGAAGCAATGATTGCGACTATCAAAGATAGCATCGCTGACGAAACCGAGCAAGCAATCAAAGCCATCGGCAATATGCTTCGCAACACTACCGATGGCAATTAGCAATCATCCGGTGATGCATTGGCACAGAGGCGCTAATGCTTGTGCAATGGACATTCTTTGCGTTCGATGTGATATTCAGTATTGTGCATTCATCGATGAAATATTTCGAAGTGCTTTGCACTGGTAGCGTTCGCTGAAAGTATATGTACACAAATTAGACAACAATCCCCGAGTTAAATCTCTGTCAAAGAGTTCTACTCGGGGATTTTTTTACGAGAAGAAATAATGGACAATGTGGCCGATTATACATCTAATGTACACCATTTAGCATTTGGCTGATATCAAGATTGCAAGTGAGTAGTTCCTGACATTTTCTCATGTCTTTGATGACATCTTCTAATAATGCATCTCTACATACTGATTGTTTAAAAGCAGAGGTAGAAGACAATTTCCTAAAATTTTCTGAGTCAGGGAAGCATATATTCAAGCTTTTAATGAGGAGCTTGCGTTCTTCAGGACTCATACAAAGTAATATCGATTCACATCCCTTTACATTGGTAAATACCGAGACTAATTCTGAAGGCAAAACTTCAAATTCGCCATCAGCATAATCAGAAAGGATATGACCTCTATAGGCACTGACTTGAGGCTTATATTTGCCTGAAAGATCAATGACTCTGAAAGATGCGAAAACATACATTTTGTTTTCGCATCTTGGCCCAACTATTTCACAAATGTTAGTGAAACCAAAATCATTCCATGGCTTGAGAATGAAGGAAAAGTCCCAATCGGCACTATGGGCTGGTGAGCCCGTTGCATTTTTAAATTTAAAACTTGTTTTATCCATAACTAAAGTAATTAGATTTAGATCTTACTATGATTTCTAAAGCCTTAATCGATTCTTACATAATATTAATTTTTATTCTACGCTACAAAATTACAACGCGCTTAAATCGAATAAAAGCGTAAAAAAAATTAGAATAATTTCCGCACTATTTTAGTTATAATGACTTCATCATTTCTTTTTAAGGCTCAAACTGGTTACGTTTGAAAATCAGCAAATTAGTTAAATATTCTGATTCTATTGGGTGGCGCATGGGTGACGCAAGAACAATTATTTTGATAATATTTAGCTTGAGCTACCATATATACCACACATGGCTTGTAGCGCGCATATTGCAAACCATAAAAATTCTTGTAAAGAACGCCGATAGTATATCGCACCATATTGCCACATTCCGTTAGCGGAGTATGGTCTCAGACAAGATGCGAGCAGAATCTCTTCAACTTGCGGCAAGTTAGCAGATAATTGAGCCTAACATTCTATTACATATGCCCTAAGAGAAAACGATGGGCAGCAAGATACTTTGATAGACGTTGTGCATCATTAGCCGTGACAACGTTGAGACGGAATACATCAAGATTATCTTCAATATCACGCAGTTTTACTACTCGACCGATTGGATTTTCAGCGGCACGTTTCACAAAGTTTTCGTAACTTTCACCGTCTCTTCTGGTTACAGATAGCACGGCATCCACGATTGTTTGCGAGAATCCTTCTTCGATCAAATATTCCGGTGTTACAGGCGTATCTTCGATGGTATCGTGGAGTATGGCTACAATCTTTTGTTCAGTCGTAGCACAATGCAAGGCAACACGCATTGGGTGTTGAAAATATGCTTGCCCGGCCTTATCGGTTTGCCCGGCATGGTTGGTAATGCAAATCAATGCTGCCTTTTCAAGTAGTTCGTTATCAGTCATCATTGGAGAGAATGAGCCATTAGTCCCAGTCGTTGAGAGAGTTAATATATTGGTTGACATTGACCTCGTAGTAAATGGGGCGGATGGTTTTATATTTGCCGCACTGACACTCGCCCTGACAAGTGCATTGGCACTCGACCGAGGTGTCCTCTTGCGTCTCAGTTTCTTCTGGTTCGTTATCTGATATAGGATTCATATTACAATATTGAATTACGCAATTTTGCCTTTCCACTCCTTGAACGTTTGGTTGCTATCGAGTTCTTTAATATCCGTTTTAGAAGGAAGTGAATATATAAACGCTTCACTGATAATGTTATCAAAAATGCCGTCCTCTATATCATCATCTTTAATCAGTAATATTGGTATGCCAGCCATAGCTGCCATACCTACTTCAACTTCGTTCCATGGAGTTGAAAGCCAACCTTGATTAATTTGGCGTTCGCCAATCATTCCAGGTCTGTATGTGCCTTCTTTTATAAATGTTTGTTTCGTGCCAAATGCTATTAGTGCAGCGCTCTTTTCTATAGATGATTTGATTTTAGAAAGTTGACCAAATCGAGGATAAGTATCACGGTTGTAGTAGACTATGTCGAATATATGATCCTTAGTTAAGTAATCGCGGTAAGCCGCAACCATGGTTTCATCTTCCTTTGACATATTTCCAGGCATACTGAAAAATATGATTTTGCGAGTTTCTATATTACTAGCTGAAATTTCTTCTTTTTCATTATTGTCGTAAATTCCATTATTAATATACTTTTGTATTTCTGCAGGGATATTGGTCGCACGTAAAAACTTTGCTCCTTGTAGTTTGACATCCACAAAACTTACATTAGTTAAGTCAGCCCCGGTAAAGTCAGCATTTCTAAAATCACTTTTTTTAATTCTTGCACCAAACAGTATAGCATTATATAGAATAATACCTGGAGCATCAACTTTATCAATCAATCCATAAGATAGATTTGCCATAAAGAGGTCTGTTTGTTCTAGGCGAATTCTCTTCTGCTTACTTCCAAGATAGATATTTTGGAGGTTGGTACGCTGCAAATCTTCAAAAGATAAATCTTCGGCGTAAGCCAATCCATCAGCTAATGTCTTCTGGTAAACACCTGTGGGCAAAGTACGAAGAATTGCGGAAATAACGCCAATGGTTTCTTTACGAAGGTAGAATGTTTTACCAATCTTCTTATTAAAGAAACGGCGGAGCAGCACAGCTGCCGAGAGCTGTGAGGATGTGTTTTCAGACGAAAGGTTTTCAACCACCTTGTTAAATGATTCGTTAGCTTCATCACGCTTACGTTTGTTGCTTTTAATTCCGGTGTACTCCAAAAACCAATTGGAGGCTATAATTAAGATGGGTACGAGAAAAGCAACAATGGCAAAATAGACGTCCCATGCGTTCCAATCAAGATTTTTCATGATGAATAGTCGTTTAGTAATAAGTATATTAAGAATTTTATTTTTACATTATGCTATCAATGTAAGTATTGAGATACATGCCGGAAGTAGAGATATCGGTGCAATAGCTGACGGCTGCGAAGAGAAGTATTTGCTGATGAGCATTACCCGGAGTCGAGCGCGAGCATCCTCATTTTGTAGTAGTTCAAATAGTTCTATGTCAATCATTGCATAACGATAGTTAGTGCGAAGCGTACTAATTGCATAGCTCACAGACTTCGTGCCATAGCCAATTTGCGAATCTGCGGCAATGTCTAGTTCTGTAGAGTATTCCGCTGGGACTAGATGCCAGAATGGTTCGTGCAGCATATGATAGAATGGCTTCCCTATATTTGGAGAGAATACAATCGAATGACCAATATATTTGGCAGTATTCGACTTAAACGCAGCTACGAGATCATCGCTCAATTCTATGTGATTAGAGCGAATTACACCACGCTCCACAAGGTCGATGACCGACAACAACAAAAGCGGTTTGTGTGGAGCAAAGAAGCCCTTCGACCTCGCTGTATGCAAAGTCGAAAAGCATTCTTTATAGTAGCTAAAGTCTTTCATATGCACAGGGCCTATATCCATGTATCTGATTTAGTATCAAAGTATTTGATTATAGATTCGTTACCATCTGAGGATGACATAGTTGCTGCGAGATGACTTGTAGCACGAGAGACACCGACATATAGGTAACGACGCATTAATTTTGCTGAGTGTCCTTCTATGGCCTTATCAATGTCATAGAAAAATACAGCCTCGAATTCCATACCCTTAACTTCGGATAGTCTGAATACTCTGACTACTTCTTTAGAGTCAAGTTTCTTACCCTCGGAACAATCAACTATTTCAATGCCATTTAGCATTTCTAGTTCATCAATGCGATCTATAAACTCTCTAATATCCACATTGTCACCTACGAATATTGCTATAGAAGGTAATGTGCCGTAGGTCTTATAAATATCAACTATACGTTTTGAGATCCAAATAGCTTTATCCTCCTCATCACCAGATACAAAGAGAAGTGGTTTAGGTTCTTCATCACTCTGTTTATGTTCGCTATTATAACTAGGATATTGGCCTTGATCGTCTTTGTACATTTCCTTCGACATTCCAACTAGTGTCGGAAGTTGGCGATAGCTAATATTCAAACTCTTTACGTCAAGATTGGGTAAGATGAAATCTTTCAGATCTGTCCAATGTTCTATGCCATTGTTGTTTAGTCCTTGCATTATATCACCGCAGAGAGTAATTGAAGAAAACTCATAATATCGGAAAGAAACCATAAGGTAGTAGTCAAGTAAAGAGTAGTCGGTTGCTTCGTCTATACCAATAACCGGCCGAACACTCTGCTTATATTGAACAACATATTTACTTTTCAGGTCGTTGAATCGGTTGCGTGACCGTTTGTATATACTAAAGAACAAGTTATTCATAAATCCGAGCAAAAGGTTTTGCTCATCAGCATGAAGATGCTTGTTATTACTTTTTTTTACAATAGCGTCAAGCAGCTTAACATCATATAGATCAGATTTATCCGCCAAAAGTTTTTTCCGATAAGCTTTGTATATCTTAGGAATCTGATTAATTAGGCAGCTTTCCAACCCACGGCACATACTAGCGAAGTTCTTGGTAAATAGAGCCAATTCTCCGATCGATTCCACATCAATATCCTCATTGATGAATGAACTAACCAATGCATAGAAACTCTGGTCCCGTTTTGATAATTTGATTTTGCTATCAAAATCTTGCAAGCCTAATTTACGCAAGAGTTTGCGAAGAGTAGAGAATAGTTGCGCTTCAAAATCTTGCTGATTGAAAGATTCCATAACATTATTTTCTTCTTCCTCTTCGGTAGTGGTTACGTCGTCTTCATCACCATAATCTTCAGATGGTTGTGAACGTTCATTTTTCCATAGGGTAAAAAGCTCTTGAATTCGACCAACGGCAGTAGAATCGCTCATAACAGCTTGCTTCATCTTCACGGTCTCATTATTGAGAAGATGGAACAATTCTGTCTCGACAGCTTGGATATTCGATTTATCTCGATCACTCAGAGCATTAATAAGTCGCATTAAATCTTCAATGTTTCGAACTTGATGGTTTTGATATGTAGATTTAATGCTCAATGCCACATTGCTCCAACTATAGCCATTGGTTTTGAGTGAAACTCGTTTATCCATTGCATTGCAGATAAACTCTATTATGAATTGTTCAAAAGAGAGAATCGCGCCTTTTGGATTCATAATCAATTTATCTTCAGATTTATAATTTTTAAACGGGCCATCTTTTGCTGGATTGAAAAGTTCATATTCTCTCATCTTAACCGAGCGAAAACGATCAAGCGTACGAGTATTGTCATCGGTTGCTATAAGTTCCTCTTGAGCCATATTGTTGCGCAAATATTGCAACAACAAATCTGTTGGAGAAAAGAATAGCCAACGCTTATTCCATTCGCGTAAATCTGTCAGATATTCAATCTGCGCATTCGATAATGGAGCTTCATATTCTACTAAAGATTCTTTAGACAGTAAGAATTTCAAACGCTGTATTGTCGTTGTCGTTTTGCCCGTACCTGGACCACCTTCAATAATAACGGCGGTACCATCGTAAAGGTGTGAACGTTTTGCATCTTCCTGAAATTCATCGAGCAGGTGCTGTGAACGAAGTTCAATGCCGGTGCGAAGGAAGCTCTTGATGGTGTTAATCTTTTGATTAGACTCTTGCATAGATTGCTGAAGTCTTTCGATTTCAGCATTAATTTCAGCCATTCTTTTTGCTTCCTCTTCTTCGCGCTTTATGCGCTCATTTTCGATACGCTCACGCTCCTCTTTTTCAGCATTTTCTTTTGCTATTCGCGCTTCCTCTTCTCGGCGTTTCTTTTCTTCTTCAAGCTGACGTTTTCTAGCTTGCTCTGCCTCTAGTTTCTTTTGTTGCTGCGCGTTACTCTCCAATAGAGCGCGTAGACTAGCATATTTATATGATTGACTGCTTTCAGCTAATCGGATATCAAGATCTCTAGTATCACGACCATATGTATTGTATGTTGCTTTATTGATTATTTCAACTGAAATCGAATTTTTCTTCTTAAGATTTGTTAGGCAAGTGTACTCATGTTTGCCGCGCCAATATTTTGAGAGAATTTCTCCCATCTTTGTATTTTTATAAACATTCGTTCCACCTAAATTGGAAGTATTTGATCTCTCGCTAACCCAAAAAGAAGAAGATCCCGTAAAATCTTTCTGTTCATGGCCACATGTGCGTTGGTTGTTAGTGAGAAAGAAAATTCGTTCTCCGTTATTTTCTGAATTATAGGTTGAATGAACATTCGCAAGACATCTTGCAACAGCTTTGTTTGAGTAGCCATTGCGTATCTCGTCTGTTGCTCTATCATTAATAGCATTTGCTATATCAAGTATAGTTTCTTTTTGACTCATTTAATTAATCAGGATAATGAAGTTGATATTGTCACACCTCTTCGAGTGTCCAGCCGAATGATTCGAGGTGGCGTTGAAACATAACGAATTGGTCACCCCATTGATTGCATACAGCAAAGCGAATACCATCAGCACTTGTTAGGACTTTGTCACTATCAACAAAATATCTTATATTCACATCTTGACCACGTTCAAGACGACGATTAATCTCATCCATTGTTGCTATTACACCGTTACTACCTTGTAACTCACGTGGAAATGCATTTTCTAATTGTGCATAAGTAGCTAATGGATTTTGTTGCATATAAAGTTTTATAGTCGCATACACAGCATTACGTTTATTGAGTGGTCTACCGCCATTTAGCGAAAACATTGCACGTCGTCCATGTCCTTTTGACTGCAATCTGACCGGATGTTGTTCACTACGAACTTCAATGGCTATTTTGATGTTTAGAAAATTCGCAACTTGCTGAAGCATCGACATTTTCGTTTCGTTGCTCATATTGATGTAGATCCACCAACCATCAACTAGATCTTGCCATTTATAACCATCTTCTGTTACTCGTTGACGTTTGCCGACCAAAGGGAATCCGGCAAATGTGCGTCCAGTGAAGTTACTAACTCGCTGCAACGACATGTGTTGTAAAGCTTCTACGAAAGTTTGCTTGGCATTATTGTTGGAAATGATAGAACCATCAGCAAACTTTACAGTAAATCCTACGCTCTCACCTCTAAATTCGACCGGAGCTGTGCGCACGACACTACGCTTAGGCGAGATCTCAACGGCATCGGTGAGCGCATCAGCAATGTTACGCTTGCGAGAGAGATGGACTTTAAGATCTTCACCAGGGACATAGTCAACCACTAAGACGAGTTCCCGTTGAACTTGTCTTAGTGCCGGTTCTATTTGTTCAGTCAGCACAGGAAGAATATCATTCTTGATGATATCTTCTTCAAGAGCACGGAGTTGTGCTTCTTGTTCCTCACTAAAAGACAATCCATTTTCTTTCAGTGTTTGTTGTGCTTCATATAGTTTACTGAGTTTTGACATGGCTAAAATAATATGGTTTTATATATATCAACAAAGTTAAACAAAATACCAATATAAACGTATTTTTCTCGTCAATGATTGAAAATAAATATTAGTCAAGTGCAAGAATATCAGCTGGCCTATTGCTTACCGTGCTAAAATTCAGCCAATTATGCTATATTGACTTGTATCTAAAGCGTAATAGCCTTTCGTCTTCGCATTTGCAAAGACGAAAGGTATTCCAACCATTCATGTGTTAGAACAGCTATTTTGAGATAGTTCTGATATAAGATTGAGTGACCAAGACGCTGTCTAATATTCGTACGCATTGGGGCTATTGAATAGAATCGTCTTCGTTGTCAACGTTTCCAAGCTCAAGACGAAGGACTTTTTTAACAGGGTAAATTATGCGCCACATTACAATTGATTTATCGACATATTTTTTCTTTGTCATGTTTTTGCTGACGATTATATCAGATGCGGGCAGTAAAACATCACCAGTAGAGTCATCAATCAAATTATAATCATCGTCATATTCCCGTTCTGGTATGGCACAGAAACAGGATGAGTCAAATAATTCGACTAACATTCTATCCGCTTTGGCGTTACGGCCTCTTGTTAAAAGCATGTATTTGTACGGCTTGAACACAAATGGAAAATTGCCATTGTTATATGAATATAGACCATTATCGTGTTCTTTGTCAAATTTGACGTTTTCGTTAATCAACCATTTACCTTTTTGATTTTTGCAGATATATCGCCCGGCTGTTGATTCTTTTAAACATCTCGTTTCACAAACTGATTCAATTCCATCATATTCGTATTCGCTGCCAACTTCGCCAAAGTGGCTTACCAAGTCTCCTATAAACGTAAGTTTAAGAACTTCATCTGGATTAATGCCGTCTAGGATATGGCTTTCAACGGATGATTCGATGGGTTTATTGGATTGTTCTAGTGAGAACATTACCGGAGTAATATTGGATTGTGTCATTAAGACGGGCCAGTAGAATGGGGCATTATTCCAACCGATATTAACACCTTGTTCTTGATTTATCTCTTTATTACCATTCTGTCTTATAAGAGTAAGAACAGGTCTGTTAATAGCTAGTGCTCGTGCTGGTGCTATATCTATACGACCATCATCAGGAGCATCGATATAATTTCCATTCTCCCTTAATCTACTCATATTACGATTGGTTCGATGCAATACAAATACTTTGCCATCCGATTTAGATGTACAGTATTCGAGAGCACACATAAGTTCTTTCAAGTCATACTTATGGCTGAGATTGTCTAATTTTTGATCGTACTCATAAGTCGATTCAATCAGTTTCAGGATCTCCATTGCCATTTTTTTATCAATGACAAATTCTTCTGTTAAGGAGTGTCCATTAACAGATGCGAGCATGTTATCAATTTTACTAATGGTTTTCTTTATGGCTGTATTTGAACCAGTCCAAAAGCCAGATGGCACGAAACGTTCTTGCTGTTTAATCGTCAATGCATTTGATACTTTAATTTTGGAAGCTGCGCATGGCTTGATGTTTTTGTCATAGCCAATAAATACGGCGTTTGGTTCATCCTTGTCATATCCTTTTTCAAACCAATCTCTAAGTTGGTCGTCAAGTGTATTCATTCGTTTTAGGATTGCATAAATAGCTTCTGTTGTATGCAGACGAGTTACAGCCATATCCTCTTTAGATCTTGCACCATACATACGGGCATGTTGAAGAACGGTATCCTGTTGGAAATTTTTAGGATTACGTCCATAGAAGAAACAAATCATATTCTTTAATGTAACACCTCTATCAAGGATATTACCACCAATGAATATATTGGCTGCTGCTGTTAATTCTAATTCTCCTGAATCTTCATCAAGGAGCGAACTCATTTGTTCATCAGAGTTCACTGTCTGTACGCTGTAGTTTTTAATCTCAGGATCAAGAATTCGTTTTAACTCTTCAAAGATTTCATCGATAGACGGCATATCGGCGGTAATGAGACCTTCTTCTCGTGCTTTTTTGTTGCTTATACAGAAATCCTCATAACAGTTGAGTATTGAGAGCCAGATTCTTTGATCAGACCTTTCATCATCAAGAATAGCATTAGTTAAACCTGAGATTAGAGAATTGATAAGTTCGAATTCCCATTTATGCAATTCTTTTGATATCTCGACGTGAAATACAGCGCTACTTGAATATCGTTTGTTTTGCTTACGACTTTGTATTATTCGTATTGCGGTACCAATGAAATATGAAACGATAGCGTAAGTTAATCCGTAAATATTAGACGACGAATGCGCAGCATTGAGATAACGTCTATTTTCATGACCAAGTACAGAGATACATTTTTCGCTTACAGCATGGAATAAATGTGAGTACATCGAATCTTGATTTTCGGAATCGATGAAGTATTGTTTACCGCCTACATAACGATCATGCGTCGGTACTAGGCAAGTGAATCGAGGCTTAAACGACTTAATATATTGTCCACTAAGGTTTAATGTACCATCTGGTTGAAGATATAGACAGTAGGGGGTCGCTGTTACTTGGAGGTATCTACAGAAACGTGGAATCTTAATAAATTCATGAATCTGATAAGAAATTTTAGCTAAGCGATCAGACTTAGTTTCCCTATCTTTTGTGTATTTTCGACTGGCAAAATCTGCTTCATCATCAACTACCAAGACCTTCTTGTCAGAAAGGAAACTATTTGAATTAAACATATCGATTAGATGCTCAAGATTAACAGCATTCTTTTTGCAGACAAAGACGACTTTATTAGAGCTGACTTTATATTGACTAATATTTCGCCAAATCTCCATAATGTCATACACGATTATTTGAGGCACGTCAGATATATCATCAGTTTCTCTGAAGTATTTGTAATCGTGCTTCATACGTTTGACAGTTTGATTTACCAGGGCCTTAGTACCCTTGGTTATCACAATAGCAATATCAATACCACGGTCAAACGAAAGACCAATTATATCCTCAAATGTGTCAGTCTTACCGCACTGGATTCTGCCTAGCAAAAGGCCTGGTTCTTCATCCTTAGGACCGTCTTCCATAAGCTGGTTGACTGTACTTTCTACACAGTCAATTTTTTCTTGAGGCATTTTACCATAAGGGTAATTTGCCTTTAGAGTGTCCCAAATTGGAGTGCTACTATTTTTGGGCTTATTAGAAAGAGCCTCGTATTGATCAAGGACATCTTGAGGAATTTCCTGACTTTGACTTTTAAGGAAACTAATGACAGCCTCACAGTCATTGACTGAAGAAAATTTGTATTGGCTCATATGTTTGCAGTTATTAGAAATATTGGAGTAAGTTAAATTTCGGTTATGTTTTGTCCATATGTTTTTTCTTAATGTATTTTGGGCTAGATTGCAGTCCAAGAATTTGCTTATAATAAGACACTTGTAATGCTTATCTTCCAACATTAAGCAAGGCTTTCAACGCCTAATGCACAAAGGTAATCAAATTTTACAAAATAAATACAAAATCAGAACAGTTTTTTTGATTTAGACTAATGTAAGTAACTATTCAGCGGACATGAAAAATGGTCGCTGAATAGTTACATTAAAACTAAACATGTGATAAATGACTGGAGTATGAATTGATTTTTATTATGGTTCTGCTGCAATATCCAACGATGACATTGGCGAAGCCTCATATGTCATTGTCGGTTCACTTGTCGAGACCTCGGCTATTTCAAGATCTGTTATATAACGATAAGTGACATACAGGTACATTGTCGATACGATGTGTATGCCAAGGTCAACCTCATTTTCCGGGATGGCGATTCCTGAATGGTTCTCAGCGTTGCGCAAGCTGACAAGGATGTCAAGATAGCCTGAGAACTTATCGCTCTCTTCGTCATGGTTATACTTGAGTTGATTGAGAGCTTTCAGACAGTAAATTGCGTTGCTAAGAGCAGCATATTCCACGCTGCCATTCTTGTCAGTCACCTCTTTATGCTCAATCGTCAGATACAGTTTCTTCAAGTAAGATTCGTAGCTTGTAACGATATTGCGTAAGAACGTGCGCTTATCGCTGAGCGACAACGGCTGAGTGCTGCAATACAGCTTGTAGAATGAACTTAACACAATATCTTCCAATCCGGCATACTTCTCATTTGACTTGTCATGGATAATCTTCATTGTCCAGTCAAATGCTTCTTCGACTGTACGAGCTGAATTGGTTACGACAGAGAATTCCGGCTTAATCTTAGCAAGCATCTTTGTCCTCAAATTAGCTATGGTATAGGCTTGCTCTTGTTGAGCACGGTAATGCTCATACATTGCTCGTCCCATCTGTTGCATAATTTGATTGTAGAAGTCTTGGTTCTTGAACAGCTTACGATAAGCATCGGTTTGGCTTGTGTAGCAGTCTTGTGCCGCCTCATTGAATATCTGAGGGAATATGCTATCAACGAACTGATTCTCATCGTTATTGTTCGCCTGACGACGGATGCGTGAATCAGCAGTCTTTTTCAATCGGTCAAAAATACCCTCCACCATCACGCGGTCTTCGGGCGTAAAGTTGCCTTGGAACATCAGGTTCACTTTGTCGATGATGTTGCTGAGCAAATCACGTTTGTCAGTGGGCTTAATACCGCCTTTAGGATTCTCACCCTTGATAGGGTCACTATCGCCGAGTGTGATGCTTACGGTCTCACCTTGGTCAATACGAGAGTTGAGCAACAGAACTTTCTTGTTCAAGTCAACCTTCTCATGCGGAGTTTTAGGGAGCACACGATAGAGGTAGTCCGCAAACACGTATGCCTTATAGAGAGCCTTGTCGAATGTACGTGCTATTTGGGCCATGTAAGCGTAGAAGCGCACAAAGTTTTTAATCTTGCTGCGGGCTTCAAAGCGTTTCTCTTCGTCAAGCTCTTGGAATCGGTCAACAACCGGTTTTAGCGCATTACTTAATGCAGCCAAACGGCTTTCGCCTTTCTTTGCTTTGATAGCTCCGATGATTTTGTAGAATGCCTCTTCCTCCGCAATTGTCCAGAGATGATATTGCTCAATATCCTTGCGGAAGGTATAGACGTAGTTCACATCCACCGGATTAATCAATTCGGTGCTCTTGTAGAACGGTTCAAACGACTTCTTAATATCTTCGGTATCGTTCACGAAGTCGAACACGAAGGTATCCTTTTTATCTTTATGCCAACGATTTAAACGACTTAGCGTCTGAACAGCTTTAACTGTTTTAAGTCGTTTATCCACGAACATGGTGTGCAACTGAGGCTCATCGAAACCGGTCTGATACTTATCTGCTACGATAAGCATATTGTAGAGTTCGCTTGCAAAATACAACGGCAGACGATCTTCGCTAATCTTGCGCTCCTCTGTTGAGTTAAGCATTGTCTCGGTGTACTCCTTGTCGCCATACTTAACCTTTCCGGAGAATGCCACCATCGGATGGACTGTGTCAATACCATTAGCAGCGCAATATTGCTTGATTGCGAAGTAATAACGTAAAGCATGGGCACGGCTGCTTGTCACGACCATAGCCTTCGCTTTGCCACCCATCTGAGTGAGTGTTACTTCACGGAATTTCTCAACGATAATTCGTGTTTTCTTATTGATGGTGTCGGTGTGGTCATCGTGGAATATCTTCAAGGCTCTTGTTGCCGGAGTCTCTTCGTATTCAGGATTGTCCTCAACACGTTTGGCTATCTCGTAGGATGTCTCGAACGTCGTGTAGTTCTTCAAGACATCCTTGATAAATCCTTCTTCAATGGCTTGAAGCATTGAATAGTTGTGGAATGCGGCATATTTGTCATCTTCGGGTGTCTTTCCTTTCTCCACCAATACGCCAAATTTTTGAAGCGTTTTAGGCTTTGGTGTAGCGGTGAAAGCGTAGAACGACAGATTGTTGTGCTGACCTTGCGAAAGCAAGTCGAGCATCATCGCATCCATCTCTTGCTCCAATTCTTCTTCGGTCTTTTCCTCGATTTCAGCCATTTCTTTCAGAGCTTCATCTGTGTCGGCGAGAGCGGCTTTTAGTTTCTCGGCACTCTTACCGCTTTGGCTGCTGTGCGCCTCGTCAACGATGATTGCGTATCGTTTACCCTTACGGCTCTGGAGCTTGTTCCAAATGATAGGGAAACGATGCAATGTGGTGATGATTATGCGTGCCACGCCATCATCTATCACATTTTTGAGCTTCTCGCTGTTATCTTTATCGGTAATTGTCTCTACAGTTCCTTCGATATGCTCGAAGCCTAAGATTGTATTCTGAAGCTGACGATTAAGTACACGGCGGTCTGTTACGACAAATACACCGTCGAACACGTTGACTGATTCACGATTGTGCAGTGATGCCAAGCGATATGTCAGCCAAGCGATAGAGTTAGATTTGCCGGAACCTGCCGAATGTTGAATGAGGTAGTTGTGACCGCTACCACGTTCCGTTGTGTCAGCTACAAGTTTATCCACAACATCGAGTTGATGGAAACGTGGGAAAATCAGTTTTCTTGATTCTTCGGTTACCTCTTTCTCCCTGCCGTGCTTATCAACGATAATCTTAATCTCGTTTTCCTCTTGCACCATGACAAAGCGCTGAAGGATAGCCAACAGCATATCACGGCGTAATACCTTTTTCCATAAATAGCTTGTCACATATTCTCCTTCAGGAGCTTGCGGATTGCCGGCGCCTCCGACTTTGCCGGCTCCATTGCTACCCTGATTAAACGGTATGAAATATGTCTTTTCGCCTTTGAGTTCGGTTGACACCGCAGCCTCGTAAAGGTCAACACCGAAATAAGCAAGAATACGATTATTGAAATGGAATAGTTCCTCTTTAGGATTGCGATTGTTGCGCCATTGGTCTAACGAATCCTGTAAGCACTGATTGGTGAGTTGGTTCTTCAACTCCAACGCAACAACCGGGATACCGTTGAGCGACAGCACCATGTCGATGGTGTTGTGATTACGAGTTGAATATGCAAATTGACGCGTACACGTGAGTATATTCTGCTGATAATTCTTCACCAGTTCCTCATTGAGTTCGCTTGCCGGAGCAAAATAGCAGAGTTTCAGCTTGATGCCAAAATCATCAATGCCATTGCGAAGCACATAAATCAAGCCGTAGCGAACGACATCATCTTGAAATGTCTTGAAGAGTTGATCTTTGGCTCGGTCGCCATATTTGCGCACGAAACGTTCCCAAGCTTTCGGTTGAGTTTGGGTTATAAAACTGACCAAGGTGTCAAGGTCAATTGCTTGCTCCTTGTCATAGGTCTTTTGGTCGCCCTTTATATAACCACCTTCGATAAGCAACCATTGTTCGATGTCGGATTCGAACTTCTTTTCTAAAGTTTCGTCTCTATCCATATTTTCTTGCTATTTATTTTAAGGTATCACGATGTTTCAAACAACTTGTTTCTTGCCGGTCACGTACTCAAAGATGAGGCTCTTCTTGTATTCCCTAAGAGTATCAATCTTATCCTGACGTAGCGCAATCAGCGCATCAATATCAGCACATTTCGAGTCAAGATACTCTGCAATAGTTCGTTGCTCTTGGAGAGGCGGAATAGCTACTTGCATGGAACCAATCATTTCGTTAGTCAATTGGTTTATCGTTGATGTTGAAAACATTGGCTTATACTGTCCAATTGTTGTGTTAATTAAATATAGCGTATATGATTTGTCTATATTACTTCTGTAACGCATCATAAATGCACCAAATGTAGCATTAAGATTGTCTCGAATTAATGCACATTTGCCAACCAATGATGCACTGCCATTCCTTGAACAAATAAGGATGTCTCCCTCTTGCATCATTAAACGGCTATCAACGCTTTTGGATACATAGACGTTATCATCAAAACACAACTGCCCATTTTGGATATTTGAAGAGCGTAGGACAAGTAATCCTTGTTCTTCATCGCAAACATCAGTTGGTGTATACGTTAAACCATTTCTAGCGCTACCAACAAATTTAAGTTTTGTAGTCTTCCAATGCTGCGGGATTTCGCCAATCCATTCGATGCCACTGTTACGCATTGGCACATTCGGGTTAAGGCCACGAGTAACAGCCTCAGTGATGATTGATTGCTTATATGCTTTCAGCTCATCAATCATTTGAGTTTCCAAGTCTAACAGCTCATCAATTTCGCCACATTTTCTGTCAAGGAAAGTGACGATTGTGTGCCGTTCGGAGAGAGGAGGAATTGGCAATAATAATGTTTTTAGCTCTTGAAACTTTAAGGTTAGGCGTATGCCTGTACCCATATTGTGGAAAACCTTCTGATCGTCATATGCTTTCAAAAGATAATTAAAGAACGAAGAATCTTCTTTATCTCGTTTTCTTATAACAATATAGGCAGATGTAATTATTCCATGCTCTCGAACTCTACCAATTCTCAATGATTTAAGGTCATAATTTAGATTGAGACAGTTGACGACAATGTCGTTTTTATCTACTATTGTATATCTACTTATTAAGGCCTTGTCTTCATCTGTTAATTCGGAATTTTTCTTCGGCTTTTGTATAATTTCTCCGAACTTAAATTGAAGAGCATTTTCAGTTTCAAGAGCTGAATTGTTCTGTCTGTTCTCATCGAAATAGAGAGCCAACGGATGAAGTTCCCAATACGTAGGAATTGTTCCAATGTAAGGCACACCGCTATCTTTCATCTCTACAGCCATAACTATCCTAAGATTTTAGTCATTAACTCCTGTTCGCGTTCACCAAGCTTTTGCAGACGAGAGAAGATCTCGTTGCTTGGTTTCAGCGGAACATACTTGTAGAACTCGCGAGTGAAAGGTATCTCGTAGCCAATCTTCGTCTTGCTTTCATCAACTTGGAAGTCGGGAGCGTAAGGACGCACGTTTTGCTCAAGATACTCTTCGATGTCTTGTTGCCAAGGAATAGTTTCAGTGTCTGATAAGTCTGAATCCCATTCATAGTCAGTTCCCTGCGTTTCAAGCGGTTTCTTATAGACCTCTTTAGCTTCAGGGTCTTTGGTGCCGAGCCATGTGCGGATTAGCTTCACTTGCGCTGCAGTGAACTTCACCTTGCGAGTTCGGAGCATCGCAAAGAATGCAAAGTCGTTTACGGCATGGCCATTGAACGAATCCTTGTAGGTGTCTATCACCATTTGCAAGTACTCGCGGTCAGCCTTCTTTACTCGGTCAGCCTCAGGCAGTTGTAAATCGTGATAGGTCAAACGCAATGGGCGCACAGTTGTAAGCTTGGTGTATTTGAAATAGTCATTATCAAACACCTTGCTTTCAACGTGCAATGTGCCATCTTCGCTATCATACTCCCAGTTGGTGAAGTCATGATATGCTGTCATCACCAAATCGCGACAGCGGTCAGTGATTTCCACACGCTTGTTGCCAAGCGGTTTGCGACGTTTATCGGCACAACCGGAAGCATCGATAAGTTGCACCTTGCCACGACGATTCTCGTTCTTATCCTTGGTGATTACCCAAATGTATGTAGCAATACCGGTGTTGTAGAACAAGTCGTTAGGCAATTGGATGATAGCTTCGAGCCAATCGTTCTCCAACAGGAATCCGCGAATGTCGCTTTCGCCACTGCCGGCATCACCCTTAAACAGTGATGAACCGTTTTGGATAATCGCCATACGACCATCATCTTTCAATTTGGCAACGCCATTGAGCAAGAAGAGCATCTGACCGTCACCAATCGCAGGTAAACCGGGGCCGAAACGACCGGCTTCTCCCTCCTCGTTATGTTCACGCTCAACCGCAGCTTTACTGGTTTTCCATTCGATGCCAAACGGCGGATTTGATATGATGTAGTCAAACTTATAGTGCTTGAATTGGTCATCACCCAAAGTGTCGCCTTGACGCATATTCTCAGCATTGCCACCCTTGATAAGAGTATCAGCCTTGGCTATGGCGAACGTTTGGTTGTTAAGCTCCTGACCAAAAGAAGTGACATCGGCTTGCGGATCTATTTTGAGAAAACGCTCGGTCAGACAGCCAAGCATCTGACTGGTACCCATTGCCATATCATAGATACTTGCAGTGATGCCTTCTTGACGGAGTTTTTTCTCATTATCACCGACCAACAGCTCTGCCATAAGGTAGATGATGTCGCGGGCGGTGAAGTGCGCTCCGGCTTGCTCATCGTAACTTTCTGAGAATTTGCGTACCAACTCCTCGAATATGTAACCCATATCCACGCTGGTCACTTGGTCGGCACCGAGATATGCTTTCGGTGTTGTGAACTCTTTGATTACGAGATAAAGCAGACCGTTATCTGCCATTTTCTTCATCTCTGCCTCAAAGTTCATGCGATGGATAATGTCAATCACATTGGTTGAGAAGTGGTTGATGTATGATTCAAAGTTGTCAGCGATGTTGTCAGGATCGCGAAGCAGGATTTCAAACGTGAACGGAGACAAGTTGTAGAAAGCTTGTCCGGCGGCAGCTTGCAAGAAACCATCCTTTACGGGGATACCATCCTCATCAAGCTCTTTGTTCTTCTTGAGAACAGCTTCTTTTGTAGGCGCTAACGTATCCTCGAAGCGTTTGATGACGCACATAGGCAGGATAACGTTGCCATACTCGTGAGGTTTGTAAACTCCCACGAGTTTATCGGCTATCGCCCAAATCAGGTTAGCTTTCTCTTGAACATTCACGTTCGTTTGTTTTATTATATCGTTGTCACTCATAAGTGTTCTAACTTTTATTTAATGATAATGCAAAGATACTAAAAATATGTTCAATCTATGTGAACCAATTCGTAATTACTACCCATTCTTTTTATTCGCTCTCGCATTTTTTCCTTGAAATTCATTGGGCTTACAACAGTCACAGACTCACCATAATACAGTAGGAGTTGTTCCAACTCATAATTTGGTATTACTTCTAGTTGAATTAATGTATAATCCTCGCCTGATGTAATTATGCGTTGACTTCCATGTAGCGGTTTGGTCGTTATATATGGTAAAGCGTCATTATTTACTCGTATCTGAATCTTTTCAACCGGTGCCTCATAGCGGGTTACGCCAACAATGTCTTCAAAATAGTCATCATTAAAGTCGAACGCTGTATTTTCTCGATAAGCAGGAGTTTGAAGATAATCAACTTTCTCAATTCGGTCGAAAGCAAGATTTGTTGGAGAGTCAAAGCCCTCGGTAATGCCTAGTAAGAACCACCTTTTGTTGAACTCTTTGATATAATAAGGATGGAATATAAGCTCTTTGATTACGCCTACACGGAAATTTTTATAGCAAATTTTCAACACCCTCTTCTCACAAATTGCAGTTAGAAGAGTGGCAAACAATTCTTTACCCTTTAAATAGGGGCATTCATCAAAACCGACTACACGTTTACCATTTGCTTCGATGTTAATCGAAAGTTTGAAACGCTCAATGAAACTCTGAAGCCATTTCATTTGAGGTAAACCCTCAAACTGCGCCAACATTGCCATACATTGAGATAACTGAGCAAGTTCTTCATCAGAAAGCTGCAACTTATATATTGAGGAATCAGGGGTCTCATACGCATACGTTACATTTCTGCCGACCTTCTTGCTTTCAATATGCACATTATGGTAATTACTCTCGATATGCAACAAATCCTGTCGTATAGTATTAAGAGCTGTCACCGGTTCGTACCCGGCTTCTTCCAATTCTTTATTAACCTCATTCTTGAGATCTTCAGTGGAATATCCGCCACGACGTAAGCAGCGATCAAGGACTTTATATCTAATGTCAGAGCTCTTGGTATTAGGCATAATTCATATGGTTTATTGCACAAAGATAATATATATTATCCATAAATACAAGTAGTTAAGCATGAAAATCTTTGTCTACACAAAATTATTAAGTAAGCAGCCTTTAGTACCGAGTCAAATACAAATATAAACTAATCGTCAGAACGACTAAATTCATATATAATTTCTTTGGCGTCGCAAATCTTGCCGGAAGGGGTTTCGAATGTGATTCGCTCTTTTGTATCACTGAAATACATATCTTCAACATCAATTTTCGTAACATTGACCTTGAGGCTTTCTCCCTTATGGGTTAATATAAGCGACTTGTAAGGGTAGTGAGCATATGATTCCTTATCCTTAATAAATAGGTCCAGATTGTCATCAAGAAGATAGTAAGGGATTATTAAAGTCTCCTCATCCGAATTTAACCAATTATTGATTATTCGCCACCTATTATCATTACATGGGAAAACAAGTGTGTCACCTTGTACCTCGAATTTGGGAATATCAACAGTCTCAGGCAGATTGTTCTCATCGATTTCAGGAATATCCCATACACCAAGACGTCCTTTTACGTTGAGAATAGGTTCTTTGAAGAGATGGGCATTACGCAATACGTAATGTTGAAATTGTTTTGGACTTGAGTCCGGTGCGTATTGAGCCCAAACAGATTGTGAATTTTGGACAATGTCAACAACATCTACGTAACCAATGATTGCAGACTTCGAGAAGGCCATATCTCTGTCGAACTGACCAATCGATTCAGCATTTCGAACCGGGAGTTCCCAGCATAAAAACAAATTATCTAAGTCCAAACTTCTGAATTTAGCTCCGACATGAATAAGTACTCGTTGAGGTGGCACAAGCATACGAGATGTGCGATTCTCGATGTCTTTTAAACCACAGGCGATTAATGATCCCCAGGGCTGTTGAATTGATAAGGCTTTCATTTTGGTTAGCAGTTTATTAATTAAGTCGATAGTATCTCGTAATGGGCGTGTCGACTTTTAAGGATATACTATTTTAGATTACTATTTGGTTATAAAAAAATCACCTGTTATTCAAAGACTTGATAGTCTATTGAAAAAACAAGTGAATTTAGATTATACGATGTGCGACTATGTAGTCGGCATTATTGAACTTGGTTAAGCTTTGTGCTTGATGAGTGCAAAGGTAATAAATTTTCTCAGAAATAGAGCTATCCTATCTCAAGAAAGGTTGAAAGGTCTTGTACACTCACGTCGCAACTATTCAGCGGACATAAAAAGATGATTACTGAATAGTTGCGATTTGCAGTGTTAATGTCTATACTCTACATAGACATTATATCGGCTAACCCTTTCGGGGTTTGTCCTTGGTGAATAAGTGCGGCTAAATCTTTGTCATCGAGGTATTCGTAGGCTTCAAGATGAACCTCTTCCTCTGAATAAATACGATTGCCATGTTGATCCTTGTAGCTGCGAAAGACATTTGCATATTCCTCTCTAAAATGAGCTATTTCTTCAGCCGTTACAAACTTGTCGTAATCGTCCAATTTGCAACGCATTGCCCAATATTCGGTACTATCTTTTTCATTCTCTGCCATAAAGCTGTTGTATGATTAGAATGTTAATATTATAAGTAGGTTAGGGGAGGCGTTGCCGACTCAATTATCAGCCGGCAACACAATATCAATGATTTAATAAGTTCTATTGCAATAGGCTATTAGAGCCATCATTGCTAGCGTTAAGCGCACGAGCTTCATTGAACTTAGCTCGCATTGTGGGATTGCCATGTGTCAACTTGCGGATGGTGAAGTCATTCTCGGCTTTCTCGTTGGCACTGATAAGTTTTTGGCGAGATGTTTCAAAGAGAGCTTTCACCTTACGTAAGCTTTCAGCTTGCTTTTCGGCTGCGGCGATAGCCTTGTCGATACCTTCCAACGCATCATCCTGTTTCTTGAGAGATGCATCCACTAACTTTCCAAACTCTGAAACGAATTTGTCGCGACGTGCTTCAAAATTGGTAACATCGATGCTCTGCGCTTGGGCAACCGCAAGTTGATGCTTTAAGTCAATAAGGTTTTGTGCACCACGCATAGCGGCTTTGCTCAGCATCACGATGACTGACATGAAGAACTGCGGGCGGACGACAATCATCTTGTCATAACGATAAGAAACGTCTACGATACCCTCGTTATATAACTCGTTGTCAGCCTCCAATGTGGTAACAAGTACAGCGTATTCACATCTCTTTTCGGTGCGGTCTTTATCCAACTTCTGGAAGAAGTCCTCATTGTGGTGCTTCGTCGCCGTGGTATCCGCTTCGTTCTTCATCTCAAACATGATTGATATGTATTCCTCACCATTGAGGTAGTCACGGAAGATGAAATCGCCCTTAGTACCACCAATCGATGTGTCGTTATCCTTTTCAAAGTAGGCATTCGGGAATTGTCCATTACTTCTTGCACGGTTGAACATGTTCTGACAGTGTTGCTCAAGGGTCTCGCCGAGCATTTTTGTCGACATACGGATTTTCATATCCTTGTAATGTTCAATCTCCTCATCCTTGGCTCTTAGGATAGCAGTATTTCGTTCGTTAATCTCATGTACCTTGTTTTCAGCAGCAATAGCTTGAGCCTCAATTTTTGAATTGAGTTCAGTAATTGCTTGGTCCTTGGCATGGAGTTCGTCCTTGCAAGCATTACGTTCATTGACAACATCAAGTTCATTCTGCTTACGGAGCATTTCAATTTGAGATTTAAGGTTTGAGATTTCCAGATCTTTTTTAGCTGATGATTCTGTCATCTGTTGAACCAACTTATTGTTAGCCTCTGCCATCTCTGCTTTTTTCGAGGCTTCGAAGTTTTGCATAGTAGCTTTGAGACGTTCGATTTCCTTCTCAAGCTCAGCCATTGCGAGGTCTTTATCTGCTAACTTTTGCTCGTTGCGTTTTTCAAGTTCAAAAACCTTAGCTTTACCTTCAGCCTCATATTGACGCTGAATTTCATTGAGTCGACGTTGTACTTCTTGATCGAACTCTTGATTTCTTACATGTTGCAAAATTGCAGTATAGTCGCTTTCATCAACCTAAAAGACCGTTTTGCACTTAGGACAGATTAGATTCATATTTTAGAGTAGAGAGGGTTTGTTTATCTCTCACGCTGCAAAGTTATATCTAATAGATTCATCCATTTTGAACCTATTAGATATGATTTTGCATAATTACAGTAAACAACAGATATACAATTAAATAGTAGACTACAATTACATAATATTGATATCAATACGTTTTGTGGCTTTTGTATATGTGCACAATATTTGATGACGTTACATTCACATAGCTTATAGTCTGAAAAATTTCTATTAGCTAATCAATGTGGTGTATTCACTTCGTTTACCAAGGCATTGTGTCGCATGGATAATTTTGTACCGAGCCATTGTGTGAGCTGTACACAATCTTGCCATCATATTGAACTTGCACGCGGCGTACAGATCCGCCCATGAAGTCGACATGAAGTAGATGGAGAATGTCCCAGTCATGTTTGCCATCACATAGGGCATTAAATTGTTCATCATCAACATCAAGTTCTTTCATTGCCGGTCTTACAGCTTTAAAATATAATGCGCGAATTTTGATATGTTTCATAAGATTGATTCCATTTGTAAGTTTTATGCCGCAAATTTAGCGCATTAGTCCGGCAACTCTAAGACACATGTAAGTTAATAAAATGAAATATTAATCGGTTTTTATTATGGCTCTGGATACACAACCGATAGCTACCATTAATATTATAGGCAATCGGCAAAGCGTTGCTCACACTGGCCTTGGTCATTAGAATACTTTGCCATTAATTCATACATAAGCTTATGCGTAGATGATATTATTAATTGTATGAAATCTGCATCATTTACTTCATCCTCAATTTTTTCAATGCCATGTTCCCAACTAACATCTAAGAACTGACAATTATAAGCATCACACCACAGCATCGCAGCATGGCCAAAAGGAGATAACGTGTCGGGATACTCGTTACTAGCGGGATCTTCAACGTAAATCTCCGCATCCGGATTTGCACCTTGTTTTAGTAAAGTCTCGATCTCCTTAAAATCAAGTTTCTGAACAGCTACAAATAAATCGCAGTCAATTTTGCGTGCGCCCCACTTAAGTAGATCATCCAGTTCACAATCTAATGTATCTATGTATGTTTCGCAACTTTCAGCCCACGCGTACTGCAAACCCACCTTGATTAATCTTTCGTTATAATTGTCAGGGACCATCCCCTTACTGAGTAGATATTCCCACATGCGAAGGTTATTTGCACGTGCAACCAATATAGTTTTCCAACGCTCTTCTTTTAGCCAATCGTTATCATCGAGTAATATTTTTGCAGCATAGACATATAGATATAACGACTCAATCGGATAACGTCTTGGTAAAGTCTTACAGGTTGCCTCTTTCTCAAACTCGTTGATGAAATCATCTGCACGGTTTTGAACAAGATACATCAATAGTTTATTACCTTTTAGCTTTCTACTCATGGTGTTGTGGTATTGTGTTTATCGTCAATTGCCCTCATAGCATCGGCATTTATTACTTTTTCAATTGCAATTTATTTAGAGCACTGATAGCATAGTGATATATGAATTCTAAGTTCGGTGTCACTTTCCCTTCCATCTCAAGCATTTCTTTAATCTCTTGGTATGCATTAAGCATATCTTCTTTTGCTTCGTTAGCCGAATTGCCGTACCCAAATAACGCAAAGTCCGGTAGCTCTTCTTGCATATAGCAAGAGAACGTACCATCCGATGCCATCTCAATTACAATGTTAGTCCTCATTTAGTTTGTATTATTTTAGGACTTTGAGGTTCATAAGTTGAGAAACGCCATTTTCTGGTATCAAGAATCTTTGACTTATCATCTGTGACCATTGTACCTGGCAAAATTGTCCCATCAATTTTTTTCTTAATCCCGTTCTCGAACTGAGCGACGTTTTTACGCACTGATTCATGTATCAAATCTTCAGATATATATGGCTCAATGTTATCTTCCCATATAATACTAAATCCTTCGAAAATCGAAAATTCAGAAAAGAGAGCATTATAAATGTATGTTGAACGTTCCTCATTACTAGAATCAGGGATCTCTAGAATTCGAATATCTTCGGATGATGCCCCTATAATTGAAAATGCCCGAATTAGTGCAGAAGCTCTATAATTTTCTTTTTCAGATTCAAAAGTAATATCAATTCCAGATACATGATTATTAAGAGTCCCCAATTTAAAGTATGGCCTTGTTGTGCTGTTTTTAGGATTACGATGGTAGACGATATAATCTTTATTATCACCATCTTCTTCGTGGTAGTATATCTCTACACTAATAGGCTTTACAATTACGACTTTATTTGAGGCTGTTGATGTTATTCGGAATCCGCCATTTAGCATAGCGTGTGCTATTTGCTTAAACACTTGAGGCGCGTTGTCTCCTTTGATTTTATCTAATTTTTTAAATCGTTTGAGTTTTTCTTCTAATATAGTCATGACTAGATGTTTTATGTACTCGGCTTAGATTTCAAAAACTAGAGAATAACTTCGAACGACAATGTTGCTCATTAAATCAACTTAACTGCTTAAGTCAAAAGTAGGGTATCAAATGTCGCCAAATCTGCTCTAATCTTTCATTGCAAAAGTACATATAATATTTCTGAATCTCAAAAATATCGAAACGATTTGTATCATTCGGTCGCATTCAATGCAAAACAAATTCCGCCCAAAACGACCTGTTCAATCAAAATACCGTAAAAAAAGCCAGAAGACCATCTGACTTTTTTGTCGTCGCAAATTTTATCGCAAAATCACAAAAATTTATACGAATAAAAATTACTGTGGCATAACTGTCATTCGAAAACAAGCGAATCGCTTTTATTATCTAATTTTTAAATACTTGAGAATATAGACCTAAAAATAATCTATTTTCCAATAAATACTCAGCTACAGAATGGCTGAATAAGTGTAATTAGCGCAAATAAATGTTTATCATATCACATAAATAGGACTTAAAACTCTGAAATGCGTTTTCATGAATAAAAAAGTTTGGTTAGTTAGAAAAAAATCGCTAACTTTGCGACGCAAATCAATACAAAAGCAATTTAAACAATTAATTAACTTAATTA